ATCGCCTAAGCCCATGTGAGTACCTCTTTTCTTAAGTAAAATATTTATTCAATAGATATCCCTGCCATACAAATACTTTCGTATCAAGAGGGCAGTGTATTTATGGTTAGAGATATTGGATGAATCAAATTAGTTATCTATAAGCTTTAATTCTTCGGCAGTAGGAGTACGGCCGGCTTTCTTTATCATTCTGGCTAATCGCCCTTTCATGTTTTCGGCATAAGCACCGTATAATAAAGCATCAGTACATACCGAAACGGCTTTTTCATACAATTTATTCTTTTCATATAGCATAGCTAAACGCTTAAAAGCCGGTGCATTTGGTGGAGGAGTTTCGCCATAAGAGTTTTCAATGGTTGCCATCTGCTTATATAAAGATATATTATCTTTACAAAGTTGTTCAAACTTTTCAGCGCGCTTTCCAGTATAATTTTTAAGATTATACATTATCGACCATTGCTCTTCGATTTTCTCCATTTGCGGGTAGTATTTATCCGTAATTTTTCGATGATCTATGTCTGACCAAGCATCTTCGACCCACTTTCCTTTTACGTTATTACTGTATTCTCTGGAAGGCTGTCCTAATAAAAATTTAAATAATCCCATTTACTATCACCTGTCTATGATTTATAAGTCATCACCATATAGATAGTGATGCTCAGCTCTTTGGAACATATCACAATGTTCCTGAATAAATTCAACACGTTTCTGATCACGAGCAATCCGCTTCTTTAATCGTCTTTGTTCCGCTTGCAGTTGCTTGATGCGATCAAGATAGATTTGAGCCGGTTCTGGATCTTTGTGTGGATGATGAGCATAGTATTCAATTTCTTGTACATTACCTTTTAAAAAGTCATCATTTGTTATATGGCTCATAGCATGCTCATATGCCTTAAGCTGAGATTCATAATTCAATCCGGCATTAATCAGTATCGTGTAGCTTCCGTCTTCGTTCGGAACAACCATTTCATTTCCTTTTTTACTAGGAAAATCCATAAGAACGACATTAACATCCGGTGTCGTCAATATCACCACGTTCCTTTCGTTTAAGCGCGAGAGCCATGCTATGCAGAGCTTTTAAGTCGTCCGGATCCATATCTTTCTGGACATCGAACAGCGCTTTCAGTTCTTTGTTTTCAAATATCTCTTGTGCTACCTGTGCGGTTTCATCATTTAAATAATACTTTTCTGTATCTGATTCATTTCCTGTCATTAAATAGTCGACAGATACATTGAAGTAATCAGCAATTTTCTTTATTTTCGTAGCATTAGGTGTACTGTTTCCTAATTTACTGATATACCCCTTTCCGAATCCAAGAGTTTCTTCGAGCTTGTTCATTGATATTCCATAGTCTTTGCACAAGCTTTTAATACGTTCTTTCATATTTTTGGGCCCTTTCTGAAAAAATCGCAAAAACTTCTTGACATTCTGAATATATCGCGTATAATAAAATTACAAGTTCTGAAAAAATCGCAAAAATAATCAGAATGGCAAATATGCTATTTATTTGTTTGTGGTAATTCAAATTATAGGATATTTTCAGAAGTTAGTCAATAATATTTAGTGATTTTTTCAGAACTTATATTGAAAAAAGGAGGTGTGAATTTGATTTACGAAAATATTTGTAAACTTGCAAAAGAACGTGGGCTTTCGATTAACAAGTTAGAGGAAAAAGCAAATGTATCGACGGGCAGTATTTGCAAATGGGGAAATAGTGTAAGTCCAACAGTTAAAAACATTAAGAAAGTAGCCGATATTCTGAAATGTACTGTGGATGAATTGATTTCAGCAACAGATGAAACAGGTTCAGAAGAAGGGAGGGAGTAAATTGGAAATCGCGGTTGGCCTGTATATTGTTGGAATTACTTTAATAATGGGATATCTGATAAACAAATATCCCAGAGAAACGATAGCTATTATATTCCTTTACATAATGGTGCTATTACAAGTTGTCCAAAAATATTTTCAACAGAAATAGTAAGAACAATATATACGCAACAATCAAAAGACGTGTGGACAAGAAACCTAGTATTAGACTGAAAAAGGCAATTGCTGGTAATTCAATCCATATACAAGCGAATATCATGCGGATTTTTGAATGATATTGTTCGTAGTTGATCCGATAAGAAATGCTGCGGACAGGAATATGTGCTTGCTTACATAAATTGTCATATGTTTTTGAAATTTGATCACAAATTCGAAACCATTGATTATAGCCATATTTATTCTCCTGCAGAGCAGATGGTTTTTCAAGCCAACGAATCTCTTGACGTAAAACGGGGTCAATAAGAAGAGAGTGTGAATTTTCTAATTCATAGTATTTAGAAAGAAAGGGGGATATATCATCGAGAGATACTTCTTTGTAAAGAAAAGGTTCAATTTCTAAAAAGAGTGGGTGATAGACCTTATCGAGTCTTTCACGAGCTACAGTAGAGAGATTAGAGTTTCGACTAATTAGTAAAGTAAAGATGCCAAGCGTGAGCGTGACAGATGGTTCTAATAAAATATTTATAATTTTTCCTAAATTAATGTTTGATACAAACGAAAGCATGTCAATTTTCCTTTCATCATTTGATAGGAAAATTATACCAGAGAACCGCAACAAGTACAAACCATTCCACATAACCTATAAAGAGGTGATGCAGTTTGAAACATATATTTATTTTAAAGGTAGAAGCGAATGCTTGTTTCAAAGAGGTTGATCACAGTAAAAAACGATATATCGTGATGAAAGGTTCTGCCGGATCCGGAAAGAGCATGGACTCAGCGCAGAATTATATCATTCGGTTGATGAACGATCCGGGACGTAATCTTTTGTGCGTTCGAAAAGCTGATGTAACGAATAGAGATAGCACTTTTGCAGAATTGCAGAGTGCTATTTTTCGTATGTTCGGAGAAAGCTATAAGAAGTATTGGTACATTAATACTTCAAATATGCTCCTGGAATGTAAGAACAATCATAACCAGATCATTTTTCGTGGAGTAAATGACGAGAAGCAACGTGAGAAGCTTAAATCAATTACCTTCAAGCGCGGGAAGCTTACCGATGTTTGGATAGAAGAAGCTACAGAGATTACACAGTCAGATTTTGAAATTATCGATGACCGACTTCGAGGTATATTGCCGAAGGGATTATTCTACCAGATCAGGTTAACATTCAATCCGGTGTCATCACATCACTGGATTAAGAAAGTGTTCTTTGATCGTGTTGATCCGGATGTACTGACACATCAGTCAACCTACGAGAACAACCGTTTCATTGATGAAGCGTATCACAGACGTATGCTCCGGCGTAAGGAAGTAGATCCGGAAGGTTATCGGGTGTATGGTCTGGGTGAATGGGGAGAGGTTGCCGGTCTTATCCTTAAGAATTATGTCATAGAGGAATTTGACCGGAATCCGGAGAACTATGATTACATTGTGAACTCACAGGACTTTGGATTTAACCATGCCAACTGTATCGGCGAGGTAGGCTTCAAGGATGGAGATCTGTATTTGTTCCAGGAACTGTATGTGTATGAGATGGACACAGAGGAGATTATTAAGCTGGCCGCTGGAAGATTCAACAAGAAACTGAGGATGTGGTGCGACTCTGCTGAGCCGGACCGTATCAAGATGTGGCAGAAAGCCGGATACAGGGCAAAAGGAGTCAATAAAGAGACAAACAGTGTTCATGCGCAGATAGACTATTTGAAACAGCACATGATTCACATACATCCGTCCTGTGTGAATACCATAAAGGAAATACAACAATGGAAGTGGAAGAAGGATGAGCGTACCAACACTTATCTGGAGGAACCAGTTCCATTTTTTGATGATGCTATGGCAATGCTGCGTTATTCCATTGAGGAAGAACGTAAGGCTAAGCCAAAATTAAACAGAAACCTGAAAGGAGGACTGTAAAGTGTTATTTCGATTACCGTCAGAAGAAGAACTGACAGATAAAAAACTGAATGAATTCATAGCAAAGCATGATGCAGAGTGTGCCTTTCGGTTTAAACGTTTGAAAGATGCATACGAGACAGACTACCAGATTTTCCACCAGAAGCCAAAGCCGAATTATAAACCGGACAATCGTATTGCTGTGAACTTTGCAAAGTATACGGTAGATACATTCAACGGATTCTTTATCGGAAACCCAATTAAAATATCTGTGGATGATGACGCTACAGATAATATCAAAAAATATGTAGAGCTCCTGGATCAGTACAATGATCAGGACGATAATAATGCGGAGCTGTCGAAGATCTGTTGCATTTACGGCAAAGGATACGAGATGTATTACGTGGATGAACTGGGAAATATCGGGATTACATATCTGACACCATTTGATGCTTTCATGATCTATGATGATTCAGTACTGTGTAGAGAACGGTATTTTGTTCGGCTGTACATAGATTCGAATAATGTATTGCATGGAAGTGTGTCAGATGACACCAAAGTTCGGTGGTTCACCCAGAAGGGAAAACTTATCTGGGAGGAAGAAGAAAAGATACATGGATTTGATGGAGTGCCAGCTACGGAGTATGTGGAGAACAAGGAACGTACATGCATCTTTGAACCGGCGATGTCAATGATTGATGCTTATAACAAAGCAATCAGTGAGAAAGCAAATGATGTAGATTATTTTGCAGATGCTTACATGAAGATACTTGGAGCTGCGCTGGGCGATGACGAGATGAAATACATCCGAGATAATCGTATTATTAACTTTGATGGAGATGCGAATCAGCTCGTTGTAGACTTCTTACAAAAGCCAAATGGAGATACCACACAGGAACACTTGATTGATCGCTTAGAGAAACTAATATTCCAGATCAGTATGGTTGCGAATATCTCAGACGAGAACTTTGGTACAAGCTCGGGCATTGCCATGAAGTATAAATTACAGGGAATGAGCAACTTGGCGAAGACGAAGGAGAGAAAGTTTACATCTGGAATGAATCGGAGATATAAGTTGATTTTTTCGAATCCAATATCTGCAGTATCTGGAGTGAAAGAAGATGACTGGGTGAAACTGCATTACCATTTCACACCAAATATTCCATCGAATGTACTGGAAGAGAGTCAGATCGCCGGCAACCTCGAAGGAATTGTTTCACAGGAGACACAGCTTGGTGTATTGTCTGTCGTGGATAATGTGCAGAATGAAATGAAAAAAATCGAAAACGAACAGGAAAAAGCCAAGACGGATCCTGTTATGACACAAATGTTCGGAGGTGCAGGTGATGGCAAGCCAGGAGTACTGGAAGAACCGGGAAACGGAAGCAAAGAAACATAATATTCAGGAAGAAGCTGAGTATAATCGTAAGATCAAAGAAATCTATGCCAATATGATGGACGAGATCAATAAAGAGATCAACGGATTCTATACCAAGTATGCTGCTAAAGAAGGCATTACGATGGCTGAGGCAAAGAAGAGAGTAAGCAAGCTGGATATTGCAGCATATGAACGGAAAGCAAAGAAATATGTTGAAACAAAAGATTTTTCCGATCGGGCAAATGAAGAGATGCGGATCTACAACCTGACTATGAAAGTGAATCGGCTAGAGCTCCTGAAGGCGAACATTGGCCTGGAGATGGTATCAGGCTTTGATGAGCTTCAAAAGTATTTCGATAAGAAACTGACAAAGAGAACACTGGATGAATTCCGGAGGCAGGCGGGGATCCTTGGAAAGAGTATTATGAAAAACGAAAAGTACGCTCATGCAATTGTGAATGCATCGTTCAAAAATGCCACATATTCAGACCGCATTTGGATGTATCATGGTATGCTCAAAGCAGAGTTGGAAGGACTGCTTGCATCCGGACTGATTAAAGGAGAGAATCCGCGTAAACTCGCTAGACATCTAACGAAGCGTTTTGGAGTATCAGCCTATAATGCTGAACGACTCATGGTAACAGAGCTTGCAAGAGTGCAGACAGAGGCTCAGAAGCAGTCTTTTATCCGTAACGGCTTTGATGAGTATGTGTATGTTGCATGCACAAAAGGCGATGTATGTCCGATTTGCAAAGGGCTGGACGATAAGCATTTCAAGGTAGATGATATGATGCCGGGAGAGAATGCTCCACCAATGCATCCGAACTGTCATTGCAGCACAGCCGCATATATGGATAATGAGGTTTATGAGGAATGGATAAACAGCTATCAGGAACACGGATTGAATTTCGAAGATTGGCAGTCTTCTATGAAATCTGAAAAATTGGTTGATAAATTAAGCAAATATGAAAAAGATTTCGAAAAACTGACAGAAGGATATTCTTATGATGAGTTTGTAAATGATTTTGGTAGTGTAGAAGAAGGTTTTGATGGTTCTGATGCTAATGAAATAAAGAAAGCAAAAGAAATTGCTGAAAAAATTGAGAAAATAAGGAAGAAACTTAATGATAAAGAAAAAAAGAATTATAAATCCAATGCCAAAGAAGATCCGATTGCGAAATTCGAATCATGTGGCATAAAGTTTAGAAACAATTCATCGACTGAGCTACCAGAGGAAATCATAAACAAATATGCGGACTTTGTTTCGGATTTTGAAGCCAAGCACGCAAGCTATTTTAATAAAAATAAAGTGCAACTAAATTCGATATCTGTCGTTGATGATTTAAAAGAAAATGGAAAAACGGCAGCAGGTGCGTATTATAGTAAATCAAGATCAATCAAACTTATGAAGAAATCTATTGAATCCAAACCAACATCGAAACTGATAACATATTCAAAATCGGATGACTATAAAATACATTTCTTTGCACATGAGTATGGCCACTATATAGCAGATAGCTTGAATAAAAACTTTTCAGTGGAGGATTATGATATTGTCCAAAGTAGTTTACTTAGGTATTTTGATGGAGACATATTTAAAGCAAAAACAAGTAATCTGGTAGACGTTTTGGGATCATATGGAAGTAAAGATGCACGTGAAGCATTTGCAGAAGCATTTGCAGAGGCTTATACATGTAAGAACCCAAGAAAATTTGCAAAAATATTTAAAGAAGAGTTGGAAAAGACGTTAAAACGTAGCAGTTCCACCGGAAGACATCAGAGCTCTATTGCAAAAGGTAAAGGAAATGATATAATAAATTCAGGAGCTGTGAAAGGAGCTCTTACAGATAAGAATGATCCATTATATGTTAAAAGAGATGCACACGCTATTAAATATTATGAATCCGTGAGACGTAGCAAAAAGAACAATATGGTCAAGACCATTGCGAATAATACGGGAATGTCGGAAAAGAGCATTAACAAGGTATATGATCACGTATTTATAAAAGAACATGAACTATACGGTGGAAGGCGAAGATTTGATCCAGATTATGATATGGCGGAATCGTTCAGAAGATTGCGTGAAGGAAAGAACATCCAAGAGCATGATTTGATAATGCTGAAGCATGAACGGTTGGAATACGAGTTGATGAATAAAAAACATATGAGTTATCAGGAAGCACACCGTTTGGCAGAGAAAAAATATAATTATCAAAAAGCTTTAAAGGAGTTCAAAAATAAAAATAATTTGTAGAAGGGAAGTGGACAGATGTTGCGACTTGAATTGATTGAAATTACAGAAGCGGATGTAAAATACAGATATTATCCGGAAGATTCAAAAGAATACGGTATTGTTATTTTTAGAAAAACAACAAGGGAAAGAGATATTGAAGAAAAAGCGGACGGATATGATACGAGCTATGCAGCACATGCGTTGAGACGTCTGGAAGAATATTGCGAAAAGAACACTTTCCCGAAAGAAGATATTGTAGCTTGGGGTTAAATACCACTGATCATATTGATTGGTGGTATTTTTATACTCATTTTAGCACAAGGAGGTGACAGGATTGCAAGATATGAATGTTAGTATTATGGGGACATGTTACGATATTCGTTTTGTAGACGAGTATCCGGAGCGATTGAAAGGCGTGGGAGAATATGCAGATGGTTTGTTTAATCGATGTAATAGAGAAATTTATATTCTGAAAAACAAGGATAAAGATTTCACGGATGAAGGAAGAAAACGACATATGAACCGTGTGCTGAGACATGAAATTATACATGCATATTTGGAAGAGAGCGGCTTATCTGCAAACTCGAATATGATATCCGCTTGGGCGCAAAATGAAGAAATGGTGGATTGGTTAGCAATTCAATCATCGAAAATCTTTGCCACGTTTCAGGAGGTGGGATGCCTTGATTGAAGTAACTGTCCGCAAGGATGAAATAAAGATATCCGGGCATGCAAATTATGCTGTTTCCGGATCAGATATCGTCTGTGCCGGTGTAACAGCACTTGCACTAACACTGATCAAGTCCGTAAAGGACCTGACAGAAGATAAAATTGAATATGAGATATCTCCCGGAAGGGTGGATATAAAGCATAGGGATCTATCGGAGAAGTCAAAAACTCTGGTGGATTCCTTTTTCATTGGGATTTGCATGATCGCCGATGAGTTTCCGGAGTATGTCCGGATCATGTAACTTAATGTGACCGGGATGTCGTTAAACTACACATTCAAGATGCAACGACCTGGGCTTAAATGAATGGGGCGGGGCGGAAAGGATAGATAAGATGAAACACATGAATAATCACTGGAGAATTCCAATGAGCAACCTGCAGTTATTTACAGAGCCTGGAGGAGACGGCGGCGGATCCGGAGAAGGAAACGGTGCTGGAGCTGGAGCAGATCCTGAAAATAACGGTAACACAACAATGTCATTTGATGATTTCCTGAAGTTGGAAGGCAATCAGTCAGAGTTCGACCGACGTGTCCAGAAGGCTGTTAATACGGCTGTGACAAATGCACAGACCAAATGGAAGACGCTGACAGACGATAAAGTGTCAGAGGCTGAAAAGCTTGCTCAGATGACCAACGAGGAAAAAGCAAACTACAGGGCGAAGAAAGCGGAGGATGCTCTAAAAGAAATGCAGCGCCAGAATGCCAGATCGGACATGGCGAAAGAAGCTCGCAAGATGCTGGCAGATGAGGATATCAACATTCCAGATGAACTGGTTATGAACCTTGTAGCAGAAGATGCAGATGGAACCAAGGCGGCAGTAGAAGCTTTTTCAACCATGTACAAGGAAGCGGTACAGAATGCAGTGAAAGATGCTTTAAAAGGGAAACCTCCAAAAGCAGGCAATGGTGGAGATAAACCATCGATGACAAAGGATCAGATCTTAGCAGTGAAGAATCCGTCAGAAAGACAGAAGCTGATTGCTGAGAACATCACATTATTTCAGTAAGAAAGGAAGTATGAAACATGCATGATATTAGAAGATTAGGTCTGCAGGTATTTGCAGCACCGAATAACCTGACAGGAGAAGTGCAGGTCCAGGTAAAAGCCAGAGAGATTGACTTTGTCACATCCTTTGGTAAGAACCTGAAGGCACTGTTAGATATTCTGGGAATTACCAGAATGATCAGGAAGGAAAACAATTCGGTATTAAAGACCAAAACGGTAAAAGGTGAACTGCAGTCAGGAGATGTTGGAGAAGGCGAAGAAATCCCGATGTCCAGATACACAGTAGAAGAAAAGCCTTTTGATACGATCAAGATTGAAAAATATCGTAAAGGCGTATCTCTTGAAGCGATTTCGGAAAAAGGTTATGAGGCGGCGGTACAGGATACGGATGATGAGTTCAAGTCCGATCTGCAGAATGTGGTGACTGATAAATTCTACGCACAGTTAAAAGCCGGATCTCTTACAGGACACGAAACAACTTGGCAGATGGCTGTTGCAATGGCGATCGGAAAGGTTGTGGCTAAGTTCCAGAAGATGAAAAGAACAGCAACCGGAGTAGCTGTCTGGGTAAACACTCTGGATGTGTACGAGTATCTCGGTGCAGCAGATATTACACTGCAGACTGCATTCGGCTTCAAGTATCTGACAAATTTCCTCGGAGCGGATGTTGTATTTGTTACTTCTGAGGTTCCGCAGAATGTTGTAATTGCAACACCGCTCAACAATATGATTGCATATTATGTTGATCCGGGAGATTCAGAGTTTGCCAAAGCTGGACTTGGATTCACAACGGATTCAGAGACAGGGTTTATCGGATTCCACTCAGAAGGAACATACAGCCGTATGATTTCCGACAACTACGCAATCATGGGCTTACGTCTGTTCTGCGAGTATCTGAATGCAATTGCTTACATCTCTGTAGGAGAAGCTGATACACAGACATTAGGAACGTTAAAGGTAACGTCAGAGGCTGGATCAGAAGCAGGAACCACAAAGCTGACAGTGAAAGAGCAGTTAATGTCAATGAGAAACTGCTGGAAGTACAAAGATGCTGCAGCTGCAACAGCAGTAACTTACGGTATGGATGTTAAGAACTGGTCTAAGTGGGATGGTGAATCAGAGATTGCTTCGACAGCAACTCACCATATCACACTGGTTGAATGTGATCAGAACTACAAAGCTGTTCGCTCTGGTGATGTAGCTGTAACTGTCAATCCGGGAGCATAGGAGGTAAGGGAGCATGTATAAGGTAATCAAACATTTTATCGATCTTCATGACAACGATCATTCCTATAACGAGGGAGATATCTTCCCTCGTGAGGGAGTAGATGTCAGCGAAGAAAGGCTTAAGGAGCTGGCAGGTAGCGACAATAAGCAGCACACTCCACTGATTGAACTTGTGGAAGAAGATCCGGACAATACAGCTGGTGCAGATACTGCAGAAAAAACATCAAAAGCCGGGAAGAAGAAACCTGAGAATAAAGTACCCGAAAATAAAGAGCCGGCAGAATAGGAGGAGCGTATGATTGAAGATCTGAAAGCCTTGTTGGGACTGCCGGAAGAAATAGACGGAGCCTTAGAAAATAAATTACTGCTGATTTTAAAGGCCACCAAGCAAAGACTGCGCTTTCTTCTCGGGGGATTGGAGCCTCCGGAAGAGATGAATTATATCATCCTGGATGTGTCAATCATACGGTTCAACAGAATCGGTTCGGAAGGGCTTTCCTCTCACAGTGTTGAGGGAGAAAGTCTTTCCTGGTCGGAGAATGATTTTGCAGGATATATGGATGACATCCGGGCATATCTGGATGATCAGAAAGAATCAAAGAAAGGTAAGGTGAG